ATTTTGGCTATAACTAATGGTTATTGCACTCTGGCAGATGTCAAAGCAAGTTTAAGACTGACGGATACTTTAGATGACGTTTTGTTGGAGAACAGCATTAACGCTGCGTCTCGCATGATTGACCAATACTGTAACCGCTACTTTTATTCGGGTGCTGTTGGTGAAGTCAGATACTTTAAGGCTGTTGATGCTTTTAATTGTTGGATTGATGACTGTCAGACGATTACTGAGCTGAGAACTGCACAAAATAATCCGATTACATACAATCAGATTTGGTCTAGCACTGACTTTCAGACTATCCCTGCAAATACTTTGGCTAACGGAGCCTTTGCTCCTATCACGGGGCTAGTTGCCGTATATAACTATTTCTTCCCTACTTGGCAGGAATCTAATCTTGTGCAGGTGACAGGAACTTGGGGTTGGCCTAGTGTGCCTGAGCCAATCAAGTTTGCGACTATCATTCAGGCTTCCAGGCTGTTCAAGCGTTTAGAATCTCCACTTGGTGTTGCCGGTGTTTCAGACATGGGTATTATGCGTGTAGGTTCAAACATTGATGGTGATGTGGCACAGCTCATAAATCCGTTTAGGCTTTTGAGAACTGGTGCGTAATGGCTATAAGCGATCTTAGAACTGCTTTAGCAAAGAATCTAAGCACTATCAAGGGTTTGCGTGTTGTTGAGACGCTGCCTGATTTGGTGAATCCACCTATGGCGATGATTGCTATAGATAAGGTTGCCTACAATAAGCAAAACGCTAGAAGCATGGCTGAATACACTTTTAAGGTGCTTGTTGTTTTGGGTCGTGTTTCTGAGAGAACTGCACAACAGAATATGGATGTTTTGCTTGCACCAGGTACAGGGTCAATCAAGTATGCGATTGAATCTGACAGGACTTTGAGTGGTTTTGCTTTTGACGTGTTTGTCGCTGAGACAGGTGCTATAGGTAGTGTTAGTGTCAATGCAATAGACTATTACAGTGCCGAATTCTCGGTTCAAGTATTCGCAAGTTAAGGATAATAAATGGCAATTTTTGTCGCAACAGACTTCAGCGTTAGCATCAACGGAACAGCAACTTTATCTTCATATCTGACTCAGGTTGAACTAAAGACTTCCGCTAACGACATTACAACAACTTCTTTTGGTAGCACTTGGGTTACTCGTGTTGCAGGTTTGAAGGAAGGTTCTATTACACTTCAGTTCAATCAGGATTATGCTGCAGCCGCTGTAGATGCAACTCTATGGCCATTGCTAGGTTCTAACGCAACTGTTGTTATCAAACCAACTTCTACAGCTGTATCAACAGCAAATCCTTCATACAGCGTTGTGGCACTTGTTACAGATCTAACCCCTGTTTCGGGCAACATCGGAGATTTAAGCACATTCTCGGTGACGTGGCCTACAAACGGAACTGTTACAAGAAGTGTGACTCCATAGCATGAATCAGATTAACCTACGCATAGCATTATCTGATGGCACATTCTTAGACATAACTTCTTCTGCCGGCGATATCGTCAAGTGGGAAGCAAAGTTTGATTTGAGTATTGACAAACTAAGCAAAGTTACACACCTGCTTTTCTTAGCGTGGACTGCTGTTTCACGTCAAAAGAAAACTTCTGAAACTTTTGATGCTTGGGTGGAACTTGTTTCAAACATTGAGGTATCTAACCCAAAAGATTAGAGCCTTTGGGCATTGATTCTGTTCATTGGATGATAGCTAATCTCAGTGTTGCAACCGGTATCGCACCATCAGTTTTGCTAAAAGAATCAGATCGTATGCTAAACACAATGATGTTTGCTTTACAACACCAAAAGGGTTCTAATAATGGCTGATGAAGTTGTCTTTGACGTCAAAAAGTTGCTGAATCAGATTAAGTCTGTTGAACCTAAACTAAAAAAAGAACTTATCAAGTCAGCAAAAGTTGCAGCTGAACCTGCTTTAAGTGCAGTCAAGAGTGGTATTCCTACAGTTAACCCTTATGTCAGTAGTAAGCGAACACCTAACGTAAATGGTCGTTTAGCCTGGGGTGCAATCAAACCTGCAAATGCAGTCAAGTTTAGTTATAAGACCAGTGGCTCAAAATTTTCTGCAGTTACTTCTTTATTCAAATTGTGGGTGCAATCTCCTGCAACTGTTATAGCTGACACTGCAGGTAAGGGTTCAGGTGTTCCTGTTAGATCTACAACTAATCCTTACGCATATCAGGGTCGCACTAGGACACATAAGGTCACTACTCAGGGTCGCTCTATGATTAGGCATTTACAAGCTAAGGGTAGGCGTGGAAGTAATTTTGTTTATCCTTCTGTTGAACATAGTTTGCCGAGTGTTCGTAGCAAACTAAAATTGGTTGTAGATGGTTTTGCAGAGAAGATGACTAAGGAAATAAACAATGGGTAGAGCACAAGGTGTCTTCATCAACATGCTGTCTAAGTTTGATGACAGCGGTATAAAGAATGCTCAAAAGGGCTTTGGTGGGATTAAAAAGACTCTTGCAGGTATTGGTGCAGGTATTGCTTTAAAGCAGATTGGTGACCTGCTGTTGGACTCGGCTAAGGCTGCTTCTGCTGATGCTAAGTCAATCAAGCTGATGAACATGCAGTTGACTAAGAATGCTGGTGCAACTAAAGATTCTTTGAAACAGAATGACGCATTTATTCAGTCACTTTCTTTGCAAACGGGCATCCTTGATGACGATTTGAGACCGAGTTTAAGCAAGTTTGGTAACGTCACACATAATGTTGGTAAGGCTCAAAAACTTCTAAAACTTCAATTAGATGTCGTGGCAGGTAGCGGTAAATCTAGCACAAAAGTGGCAAATGCGTTAGCCAAAGCATATGCAGGTAACACAAAGTCTTTGATTGGTATGTTCCCTGAGTTGAAGAACTCTAAGGATGCTCTTGGCGATTTGACTAAAGAATTTTCGGGTGCAGCGTTAGCGAATGCTGATCCGTTTATGCGTTTCAATAACAGCATAGACATTTTGAAGGAAAGTCTTGGTGCAATCATTTTGCCTATGATTTCGGGTTTTGTTGACTATATCAGCAAATCTGGCGGTTTGATTGATACTGTTCAAAAGTTTTTTAAAGAAGTGAATGACCCTAATACTAAAACAGGTAAGGCTTTCAAAGAGTTGAAACAAACTGTTATGAAAGTGTTTAAAGCAGTCAAAGGTTTCTTTGATTTTATTGGTGGTGGCAATACTGCTCAGGGTATTATTGCTGTTGCTGAAGCTGTGCTTGGTGTTGTTTTAGCTATGAAAGCCTTTGCATTTATTTCTACTGCAGTTGAAATTGCTTTAGGTATCATCAATGGCGAGTTGATTGTTTTGGATGGTGCTTTGACTGCTACCGGTTGGACTTTAGTTGTTGCAGCTATTGTGGCAGTAATTGCAGGTATCACTTGGTTAGCCACACAAACATCTTTCTTTCAAGATACATGGACTGTTATGGTCGCAATTTTTCAAGATGGTATCAGCAAAATTGTTTGGGCTTGGGACATGGTTAAAACTGGTTTTAGTATTGCTTTTGAATTTATTGGCAAAATGTTTAAAGGTTATGTGAACTTTTGGATTGGCTTATTTGAGTCGTTTGTGAATGGCATCAGTAATGGTATCAATGGCATGTTGGGTGGTTTGAACATGGTTTTGGATGGTGTCAAGACCGCATCATTCGGATCTATTGATTTGCATGTCAACAATATTCCTATGGTGAAACTTCCACGTTTGGCTCAGGGTGGAATTGTTATGCCTAGACCTGGGGGAACGAATGTTAATGTTGGTGAAGCAGGTTCAGCTGAAGCGATTGTGCCTTTGAATGGTAGGAACGGTTTTGGCACTACAGTAAACATTTATGTGACTGCTGCAGACCCTAAAGCGGTTGTTGATGCTGTAAGCAAGTATGTTAAGGGTAACGGTAAATTGCCTTCTGCTTGGGGTAGATAATGGCTTTACCTACTTATTCTGTTTCTATTGGTTTTGGTTCTAGCGGTTATTATGGCGTCACTTCTTATGTAAAAAACCTCACTATTAGTCGAGGTATTTCTCGTCAGCTTGATGACTATTCGGCAGGCACGTTGTCTGTCAGTTTTAGCAATAATGATAGGACTTTTGACCCGTTAAACACTAGCTCTATTCTTTGGTCTGCAACTTATGGTTATACGTTGGTGCAGCCTGGTGGCTACATTAAAGTGCTTGCAGATGATGTAACAATTTTTAAAGGCTTTATACAAAACTGGGATTTTACTTATGATGAGGCTGGCTTTAATGGTGAAGCACAGGTTACAGCTCTGGATGAGATGTTTAGGGTCAGTAACGCTGTGTTTACTGGTGGTCATGCTTGGGCTGTTGAACCTACTTCAGACCGAATGAATACTGTCCTAAACTATAACGGTTTTGGTGCAGTCGAGTATTCGGGTGTTAGGGCAGGGCAAACTTTGTTAGGCACAGACACTTGGAACGCAGGTGACAATGTTCTTTCATATTTACAGAATGTTGCTCGCTCTGAACCAGGCGATTTTTACAGTAACGCTTCAGCGGTCATGCAGTTTAAGGATCGTAGTTTTACCGATTATGCGTGGGTGAACACTGCACGAAAAAACTATGTCAACTATCCGTCAACCGCTGTAGGGTCAGCGTTGACTGTTGAAGCCGGTGGAACATATCAGTGGGTTGTCATAGGTGCAGCTAGCACAGTTTATTCAAGTCAGTTTGGTGGCACTGTTTATCGTGCAGGCACAGTTATCTCAACTGTCCCTGATGAGTCGTTTACAGGTTTCCAATACAACAATTTTAACGTTGAACGTTATGCAGCTTCAGGTAGTCAATACGTGTTTAGTGCCTATTTGCGTGGCATTTCGTCAGGTAATTATGAAGGTTCATTCTTTTTTCTTGACACTGCAGGTAATGAGATTGGTTCAACATATATAACTCAGGCTTCGGCAGGTTCGGCAGTGTTTACTCGTGTTGGTGGGACTGCAACGTATTCTGGAACAGCTACGATTGCTGGGGCAAAACTTGTTGTTGGTTTGACACAGAATGTTGCTACTACTGGAACTGCTATGGCTGGTGAAGGTTTCCAGATTGAACCTGGCACAGCGTTTATCAACTATTTTGAT